CTGACGTTGGTCGAGCCCACCGTGCAGCGCGCTGATCACAAAACCTTCCGCAGCGAGAAACTTCGCCACACGCTCCACTCCATCGCGATAGTTGAGGAACACGATCGACTGCTGGTCGCCGAACTCGAGGAGCATCTGCAGCAGCGTCTGCAGTTTGTCTTTCTCTGGCGACTTCACCGTGAAGAGACTGATGCGGTCTGGAGTCTGCTCGTCGCGGTCGAGGAAGTCGACACGCTCCGTTCTACCCATGCGCACGAAGCGCGGCATCTCCTCGGCGTCGGTAGCCGAGAGCAGCACGCGTCGCTCCACGTTAGGCAGGCTCTCCACAGCGGTCTGCATCTCGGCACGGAAGCCCATGCGCAGACACTTGTCGAACTCGTCGAGCACGAGCCAGTGTACGTGGTCGACTGCGAAGTTTTGCTTTGCGATATGGTCGTTGAGTCGGCCCGGCGTAGCAAACACTATCTGCGGGCGGAGTCGCATCACCTCACGATGCTCGTCCATCGTAGCACGTCCGCCGTAGAGCGCTATCGGGCGCAGACCGGTGCCCATGCTGCGAAACACCTCGCACGACTGCAGTGCGAGTTCGCGACTCGGCACGACGACCACCGCCTGCACCTCGTCGAGCTTAGCGTCGAGACGCGTGGCTATGGGTAGCAGATAGGCGAGCGTCTTGCCGCTGCCGGTCGGCGCGAGCACTACGACGTCGCGGTCGGTATGGAGAATAGCAGCAAGAGCGGCCTCCTGCATTGCATTAAGCTCCTCAATGCGGAGCTTGGCGAGAGTGTTGGTGATGTCCATATATATATATAATAATGTGTAATTTATAATTTTAAAAATGCTCTGTATATTACGATTGGTTGCAAAGTTAGTATTTTTTGATGAGATTGCACTACAATTACGGGTACAAAAAAAGCGACAACCGAAAAACGATTGTCGCTTTGTCGGGATGACAAGAGTGTGGCTGCACGCTCCCTATTTTACAGAGTCATTTGTTTACCGAGGCTCTTGACGCTGTTATTTTTCATAATTTAATAGAAAAACACCGAGTTTTCACCGATGTCTATTTATCATAATTTATTTTTCTACCGGCTTAGTTACAACTTCAACCTGCTTGTTTTCAGCAGGTTTTATACACTGACGCTTGGGTAGACGTTTCTTTTTGCCGGTGTCAGGCGACTCGTATCGCTCAAGTTTCGCCTTAAGAATAGTATTCTCTTGTATGAGCTGGCGCACTTCTACCTGCAGCTCCGAGAAGGATTGCAGTAGATAGCGGCCGATCATACCTTCATTTACAAACTTCTCGTCAATAAGAGGGGTGCCCTCGCCCAGCAGCACGTAATAGGGATTGACCTGAGGAAAGGTTCGAAGGATAGGCACAAGTTGCCTTGTTGTGATATCCTTCTGCCCGGACGACAAGAAATTGTCGTTGATGCCACAAATCAAGCTGAACTGACGATCGACTATGTGCAGCTGCTTAGCTACTTGTTGTAGTCTAATCTGATAATCTGATTTCTCTGCCATATTGTTAATTTTTGTTTATTTCATAAATATTATTAGCTCCGTTTAATTATATACGAAAGATATATAGTATATTTGCACTCAATATATATAATTTATTTCCCGAATATAATAAAAATATTTATAATGGCAATAGAAAAAGTACATTATTCTTGCAAACCAGGCTTTGAACAGCTAAAACTATCCGATATTCCAGCAGTTAAGGCTGAAATCAAGCAGATTATGGGGGTCAAATACGACACAGAATTTTACCGCAAGCGTAACGACTACCCAAATATTCCGGCCTTTATCAAGGAAGATATCGAGGCTGTTTTCGAGCGATATGGCGTCAATAAACGAGAGATTTGGAGCATTAAACGATAATTTATAGCAAAGTCTATATTTAAAATAACTGATATATATGGAGCATTTAAATAACAAAACACAGCATTTGGGCGTGATGCTTCGTGCAGGCGGTCTGGCAGCAGTGGTATCACAAAAAAAACACAGAAGACGTAACGATGATATACATCGAATGCCCTTTCCCGTGCCTAAAATTTGGTTACGTGGATATTCTTGACAAAGATCTAAAGAGTGATGGTATAGGTCACGTTTCTTCTTATGAGGCAGACGCCGACCTCGGCATTATTATTTTAGATACGGCAGGCAGCGATTTCGGTAGAGTCGTTTGTGCAGCCGAGCGATCACTGATGAAGACCTGGCTTGACACATACAATCGCATTAGCTCAGATCTTGTCACATCGGTTAAGGTTTTCCTAAATGTAACGCATGAGCACTGGGTTCCTATAGATGAGTTCCGTCCTTAACATAATTAAGGGAGATGAGCAAAACTGATACAAAAAAACGTTGGACGGCGAAGGAGGTCGAGTATATTAAGGCTAACGCCACGGCGATTTCAATTAAAGATATGGCGACTAAGCTCGGTCGCTCCGAGCTGTCAGTGCAGCTGTACATGCTGCGCCACGGCATTGCCAGGCACCAGCAAGTAAAGCGCAATCTTCTGCGCGAACTTATCGGTGTTAAGATAGATACCGCTTACTTCCATCCTACAAAAGATTTTTATCGCGCCGTGAATATTAATCAGGTTCGCTTTCAGCAAATATGGCAAGGCTATCGCCAAGCGACCTCTGATGAGATGGAGAGGGTAGCGCACCATCTCAACTTCTCGCGCGAAGAGCTGCTGAAGTTCTTGTTCAACCGGCAGCTCAACCTTTTTGACAACGACTGACGCATACATATTCTGATAAAATCTGACATGAAAATTTCTGATAATGACATAAACCGCATTCTTGACACCGTGCCTATTGTTGACGTCGTGTCACAATATGTCACGCTACGCAAGAGCGGTTCCAACTATTTCGGCTGCTGCCCATTTCATAATGAGCGTACGGCCTCGATGTCGGTCTCGCCGGCGAAACGCATCTTCAAATGCTTCGGCTGCGGCGAGCACGGCAATGTTATATGGTTTGTACACAAGATAGAGGGCATAAGCTATCCAGAGGCAGCACAGCAGCTCGCCAAGCAGTATAATATTGACATAAAGGTAGAGGAGAAAACTCCCGAAGAGCTGGTTCGCGAGCGTGAACGTGAAGAGCTCCTGGTCGTGCTCGATGCCGCCAACAAGTGGTTCGTGTCTCACATCGACGCTGCTGCCGATGATTTCATAGTGTCGCGAGGTCTCAACGCTTGGGCTCGAGCCGAGTTCCGTGTAGGCGCAGCCGGCACCTACCGTCAGATGTACGACGACCTCTCAAAGCTATACAAGCCTGAGATACTACAAAAGGCTGGCCTTGTTTCCGTACGCGACAACGGCGACCGCACCGACTTCTTCCGCTCAAGAGTCACTTTCCCATTCCTCGATCGCTTCGGGCGCGTCATCGGTTTTACCGGTCGCGACATTTCCGGTTACGCTAAAGCTAAATACCTAAACTCTCCGGACACAGCAGTTTTTAAAAAAGGCTCGGAGTTCTTCGGTCTCTTCCAAGCCCGCAGCGAGATTGCAAGATACAGCAAGGCGTACCTCGTCGAAGGACAATTCGACGTGATAAGCTTTGCACAAAATGGCGTTCGCAACGTTATCTGCAAGAGCGGTTCTGCACTCGACGCAGTTCAGGTGAAACGACTACGCTCGCTCGCCGAGAATGTCACGCTTATCTATGATGACGATAAGGCTGGTATACATGCTACTATCGCGCAGATACCAGTGCTGCTTGACGCTGGCGTCAATGTGCGCTGCGTCATGCTGCCTGAAGGTCAGGATCCTGACGATTTCGCACGTGCCAACATCGGGCAGCTCAGAGACAAGCTGCAAAAGATGGAAATAGGCTTTGTTGCATACTTGCACGAGAAGCTCTATCGCCAAGCCGCCGACGAGCCTGGCCGCGAGGCAGGCTTGAAGGTCATCATCGATGCCATTGCCCATGTCGCCGAGGACACCATGCGCAATGACTACATGCGCACACTCGCAAAGATGATAGAGGTTTCTTCAGATACATTGATGCCTAAACTGCGCCAGGCCATGTCCTCTATAAAGCATCACGATGAGCCCGCAAGCGGCTTTTGTGGCATATCTGAAGCTAAAGAAATTTACGACAAAGACAACGACAAAATACGTCTTACGACCTCCTGGCGTGAGTTCGAGGAGAATATCGGCGCATTACCAGTAGTGTATTTCAGAGGGTGCCCGGAGGATAGCGAGGTACAAGAGCTTCGTCAGCTCGACAATACTGTGGTTATTGGTTCGCCTAATGAAACTCTTAACGACAAAACAGAGAATGATGAGATTCTTACGCTCAAGCAGCTCTTTCGCTCCGGCTTCAACGTTGACGTCGAGGTGGATTCGGGCACCATTGGCTTCATTCAGTGGTATGTCGGCATATATGGCAGGTTAATAAGAGAAGAAGCACCAACCACCAATGTCGTCGATATATACCTCGACCGCATTGCAGAGATGATCGCAGAAGCTACTGAGGTCACACGCACTCGCTCGATGAAGGAGTGGGCGAAATGCCTCTCGCTTCCGTCAGAGCGTGCCTTAAAAGATATAGTCAAGCCGTACATCACACGCAAGCGCTCAAAGAATAAGGTCGAAGCCGAGCGCGAGAACCTCGACGATGTCGCCGACATTGATGGCAATACTCTGCCTGAGTACGTCGAGGAGAGCGAGGAGTACATGCGCATGTTGTCACGATACGGCTTCTATCCGCTGCTTTCGAAGAGCAAGGGCGAACCAGTATGTTACATGTTCAAGAATGACTCCGGCGGCTACGGCCGCGTGTGCGACTTTTTTCTCACGCCGCTGCTGCACGTGTACGACAAAGACCCTGAGCTCAACAAACGTATTGTGAAGATCACATCGATGGCTCCGGAGATTCGAAAATCAAAATACGTTGAGTGGAAGTCTTCAGTATTCGCAAATATGGCTACGTTCCGCGCAGCCCTGGTCAACGAGGGCGCTTACAACTTTGAAAATGGCAATGTCAAGCACTACGACAAGATCTGGACTTGGATGTCACATCAATTCAAGACCTGCTTCCAGCTGCGTACCTTCGGCCAACAGAAAGAAGATTTTTTCGCATGGTCTAATGCAATATTTCATCGCAACGAGGCTGGCGACTTCGAAATTAAGAAGGTCGACAACCTCGGCCTCGTCGAGCATGGCGGCGACCTATTCTACTCGCCGGCATACTCGGAGATATATGCTTACGACCGTTCTGACTCCGACATCTTCGAACAAGACCGACATCTTCGGTATATCGACGTTCCGCAGTCGCGACGTATCTCGTTCGCACAGTGGGCCGACTTGATGAACCGCGTCTATCGCATAGAGGACAACGGCAAGTGGGCTATCATCTACGCCATATTATGCGGTTTTCGTTCCGACCTCTACCCCATCATCGGCAACTTCACCGCGATCTTCTTCATTGGTCAGACCTCGTCGGGCAAATCTCAGATAGCTCAGAGCATCCGAGCTCTGTACGAGGTGCCTTCTGCGCCATCGTCGAACCTGAACCAGATATCAGACGCAGCCTTCTTCTCTATCCTGGAGCGCTTTCGTGACGTGCCGTGCATCTTTGAGGAATACAACGACGAAGAGATAAGCGACCAAAAGTTCCAGGGCTTGAAGGCAGTGACCTACGATGGCGACGGCAAGCAGAAGCGCCGCTCAGCGACTGGCAATGATATCGAGACATCTAAGGTTAACGCCTCGATCATCCTGCTTGGCCAGGAGGCGCCGCAACGCGACGACAACGCGCTATCTAACCGCGTCGTTCTGTGCGAGGTGCCTGCTCACAACTTCTCCGGAGACCTCGAAGCGCAGCGCATCTTCAAAGAGCTGAAGGGCTACGAGAAAGAGGGCTTGTCATATCTGCTCGTCGAGGTTCAGAAGCTGCGCCCGATATTCCGCACACATTTCATTGGCTACATGGAGCAGTCGCGGAAAGAGTTGCAGGAGGCACTCGTTGGCATGTCTGGCCGTAGCGGCGACCAAAGCCGTATCATAGGCACGGTCTCGATGTTCCTTGCCACGTGCCGGCTGCTTATAAATGATGCGCCGCACATGGCTTTACCATTCACGTACGACGAGTTCTTTGCACTCGCGGTTGACAAGGTTCGCCATCAGTGCGAGATGTTGGCCAAGAGCGACAAACTCGCTACGTTCTTCAATACGCTCGATTTTCTCATCGACAAGGGTACGCTCAAGATTGGCCGCGACTTCACTATCGACGAGCCGGCTAAGGTCACACTCAAAGGCGGCGTAGAGAAGCAGCTTGCCGAAGGTCAGAAGGTAATGTACATGAACCTTTCAAACGTTCACAAGCATTATCTTGCAGCCATGCAGGGCGGCGAGCGTCCACTGACCCTGACGACTCTCGTCGTCAACCTCAAGTCGCACCCTGCGTACATCGGAGATGTGAGCAACAAGAAGTTTATATGGCAAGAGGAGGTACGTACAATGCGCACTCCGCCCGGCACTGTCAATCAGGCTACGATGGCGGTGGTCGACCCCGACGACACGATGATCATCAAGATACAGAAGAAGTCGAAACAAACCTCAGCTATTGTTCTCGACTACAACATACTTCAGCAGTTCATGGGCATCGACTTCGAGCGTGCTACTATCACTGTCAAAGATGAAGATACCCGCCCGTTTTAAAGCGGCGGTGCATATATCCCTCAAGGGAGGGCTCGGTAATCAGAATATGTAATGTCAGATTTGTAAATCGCGTCAGACGGGCGGGTGTCGTGAGACATTTGCCCGTCGTTTTTTGTCACCCGAACACCCAAAATAAAAGAGAGGTCGTTAAAACGGCGTTTTGAAAACCTCGGGAGCCGAAAAACACGACCAACCGACCAACCGACCAACCGCGCCAAGCTTTTCAAATAGCAACAATCTCTATAAGTAGTTAATAATAAGTAAGTTAAGTAGTAATAAGTATATAGTTGGTATGGTTGGTTATGGTTGGTTGAGTGGTGTTATTGGTTGGTTGTGGTTGGTTTTGCATTTCCAACGTTGGCGCTTTTCAGTCTGTCTGCGGTACAGACGAAATCGCTAAATTGCGGTTGGTTGGTCGGTTGGTTTTAGCATTTATGCTACCAACCATGAGCTAACTCACTGATAATCAATAGCACTTTTGCGTTGGTTGGTCGGTTGGTCGGTTGGTCGCAAAAATACACCATCCTGTATAAGCATTTAAAAAATGACATCTGCCTGTTGGCATCATTATCTTACATAGACAACTAAAAATTTTAATATATGGCAAAAAAATCAAACAAACAGGACCGTTTCGCGGTCTGGGTGCCCTGCAAGGGCTATGTCAAACGCTGGCTGCTCGCCAACTTCAACCGTCCCGATGAGTATTGGCAGGAGTTAGTAAATTTGTCGCCGAACAGAGAGTTCGCCGATGATTTCAAAAAGAGGCTCACGCGTGCCGAAGCACGGCGCGATAGTTCCGTCAAGGGTCGGTACACGACGCGAGTAGCGATAGAGATCACATATGACACGTTTCAACGGTACGGCTGGGAGCTTACTCCTACGGAGACTCTACGCTGGAATACCAAGATGGAGAGCGAGGTCAAGCAGGTGCTGCACACCTACAACGCCATGCTCTCAGTCACCGGACTAAGCATAGCCGACCGCATCAAGCGCTTCCGTAATGCAACCGGTATTACCGAGCTCGACTGGGATACCGATTCCATCCGAAAAGAGCTGCAGCGCAACTCAAAAATATCTGGTAACGACGATTTCGAGCAAATTGTCAAAAAAATAGAGCAAAAGTGTTGGGCGATATTGTCCAAAAGCGGACATATCACCGAGCAAGGCAAAGAACTATATGAGAGAGATTAAATTCGACTTCAACAACATCGGAGGACTGGCGGAGATATACGCCATTCCTCCGTCAGACTTCCTCCGACTGCGTCACGACTACAACAACGACACCGACGCGCTGGAGTTGAAGTCTCGCGACAACATCATCGTGCTGCCTATCTATGGCGACCGCTCTTTCTGCTTCACAGAGCAGAAGAGCACAGACGATGGCGGCGACTATTGGGATGTTACCATTGAGGGCGTTACTCCAAAGGTATGCCGCGACAATGCAGTTCTTCTTGAGAAGCTCGAGCGCGGCGAGTGGCTCGTTTTATCCATCGACCACAACGGCACTGTTCACCTCTCCGGATCTGTCGACGTGCCGCTGATGTTCTCTTCTGAGCGCACTACGGGCGACGCTTACACCGCACTCAATGGTTCGGCGTTCACATTCGCCGGACGACAGCCATCACCCTCTGTTATTATTGACATTGATGACTTGACTAATATCTAATCGCTTTTTACGGTCTGACAACCTCGCGCCTCGTCTAAGGCGCGAGGTTTTTATTTGGCTAATTTTGTAGTGTACTCATATTTCTATAGATTATGGCAAATAACACCTTACGCCTAAATGGCGAAATTTCGAGCTATCAGGTTTGGCGAGTCAACCAGTTCCTGAGCGAGTATAAGGGCAAGCCGGTCACTGTGCGCCTCGCCTCTCCTGGCGGCGACGTGGCTTCAGCCGTGCAGATATCGCACGCTTTCGCCGAGCATGGCGACGTCACTCTTATTCACGATTCATACAACGCGTCAGCTGCGACATGGCTTTTCGGCGCAAAGACCATCAAGATGTACTCCGACTGCATGCTGTTCGTACACTGCTCGTCGAAGGAAGTGTTCTACTGGCAGAAGATGAACGCAGAGCAACTCAAGCAGATTGGCGTGGCCAACGCCGATGACATTAAGCGATTGGAGACTATCGACCGCATCATCGCAGACAAGTATGCTTCACGCGGCAAGCGCACCTCTGACGAGATGCTCGCTATGATGAAGTCGAATCCGTGGCTCACGGCTTCTCAGTGTAAGGAGTATGGTCTTGTCGACGAAATCATCGAAGAGAAGGCTCCGAGCAAGGCTGCGAACGAGATGGTGAGCGCTTTCCGCAACTGCTCCATCCCGATGCCCGAGGACGGCGGTCTCTCCGACGAGCGCTCTTTCTTTCAGAAGCTCGCCGAATTTCTTGGTGTTCACAACAAGGCTGACGCTCCGACACCGACGCCGCCTGACAACACAAAAAATACTATTATGAATAAAAAGTTCACAAATGTCAACACCCTTCTCAAGGTAGAGGGCTTTGACGAGTGCGACACAAAAGTCACACTCACCACCACTCAGCTTCAGACCATCGAAGATCATCTTGCCGAACTTCAGGGCAAGGTCGAGAACAACGGCAATCTTGAGAAGCAGGTTTCCGAGAAGCTCGACAAGTTCTCCGAGGAGGTGAAGAACACTGAGGGTCTCGATGCGAAGCTCGCAAAGATTAAGGATGCTTTCGACAAGATTCCGGCTCCGGTGCAGCAGCCTGCAGGCGGCACCGTGACTGACGAGTTCGCCGACATCCGCAAAGATCCAGTCAACAACTTCTTAGATGAGTAAACTATGAATTTCAACGATCCTATTGACATCACCGCCGTCAACACCGCGGTGAAGGCTCATAGCAAGAAGATTCTTGCTATCGACCACCAGGGCGCAGACGCAATGCTGCGCCACATGACACCCATGACGGGCGTCACCGATTCCTACACATTCACGGAGTCGTTCTTCAAGACCGTATCCTCACGCTATACCGGCGTGTTCAAGGAGCAGCAGAACATCGGTTCGTTCGCTAACCGCACCCTTACGGTGCATCCTTGTGTTATCGAGATCCTCGACGAGCCGGAGCGCTACCGCCGTGCCTACATCACAGAGGTTCGCGGCGGTCTCGACATCGCGAAGCATCCATTCGAGATTTGGCTCATCAACCGCATCCTGCAGCAGGCTTCAGAAGACCTCCTGCCGTGCATCTGGAATGCGGAGCTCGACAGCACCGGCAAGAAGACTTCGCTTAAAGACTCTTTCGACGGTCTCGGCACGCACATCAAGAAGGGCAAGGACGACAGCTCTATCTCTGCCGACAAGGGCAACCTCGTGTCGACTGGCAAGTTCACTCGCGCCGACATCGGCACGCAGCTGCTTGCTATGTGGCGACACATGCCGGAACTCTTCCGCGAGCAGAAGTCAAAGCTCTATATCCCTTACGCCCTTGGCGACCTCTACGACGACTGGTTCGCAGATGAGCATCCGAACGTTCACTCGCCGCGTCAGTCTCCAGACGAGACCGGCCAGCAGTTCCTCTACGGTTCAAACGGCAAGTGCGAGATCATTCGCTGCCCGGGCATGCCGACAGACTCGAGCTTCGCGATGCTCACGCTCAAGGACAATGTCTACTACGGCATGGACAAGCCGAGCGATATGCGCAAGCTGCGTGCTGTCGAAGCCGACTATAAGTTCAAGGCTCTCGGCAAGTACGTGTTCGGCACACAGTTCATGACGTTCCGTCCGGAGATTTTCTGCGTCAACGACCAGCCGGTAGACCCGACTGTCGCCGCTTAATTTGTTTCACCTATAATATATATAATGTATGGCTGATAAAAAAAAGTGCTTCGAGCTCGCCGACATCGACCCGGCTCTTGAGTGTGACGCGCAGGACAACATGGGCGGCATCGTCGAGTCGGTCATCTTCGGCTATCACGACGAGGTGGCTACATGGCCAGACTCGCCATCTCCTAAAGAGGCAGCTCTGACTCTCGACCAGGCAGGTGCGCTTGAGGGCGATGTTGTCATGGCTAACGGCTGCAAGGCATACAAGCTCAACTTTACAGACAATACTGGCTCGTTCAGCATCAAGATGCAGGGCGAGACTGGAGGCGAGTCATTCCTGATGGAGCTCTCGCTTGTTTCCGCACGCATCCGCAAGAAGATCCTCGGCTTCATGAACGCAGCAAAGGGCCGTAAGCTCTTCTTCATCGTTCAGGACAACAACGACGTGACGTACCTCATGGGCGACAAGCGTCGTGGTGCTCTTCTCGCTTCCGACAGCGATGGTGCCACCACCGGCTCTTCACCTACTGAGCGCAATCAGGTCTCGCTTAAGTTCCAGTTTACAACTCCTCGAGCTCTCGCCTACGAAGGCGACTGCAAGAATATCCTTACCGCGGCGTCTGTCTGACGGCTGGGTTGGTTTTCATTTTACTACAATTTGTTTCCCTCCACGGCAGCGGCCGTGGAGGTTTTTTATTGTCCTTAAGCGGTGCTGTTTTTATCGCTATTTTTGTAGCGTTAAATATTTTTGTTGGTATTATGAAACTTTCAGGTAATTATTTCAAAGCACGCACAATGGCAATGCAGTGGCTCGCGCAGTCAAGAGACAAGCGCGACTTTGTTGCCGGTTTGCAGATCCTCGCCATGTCTGGCTACAAGCCTACGGTACATGCGCTGCTCGCACGCAAGGGTGAGCTGCCATGGACTACAGAGAAGCTCACATCATGCCTGCGCGATGTCATTCAGGTATATTACAACCCCGACGATCCGCGCTTCACCGATGGTTCGGACGTTGACGTTCTTAACGATAGCGACGGCGAGCATCAGCCGATAGCAGAACAGCATAATATGGCGAAGATAGCTGACGCCGAGCAGTTCAAGGCTATGCCCGCCGTGATGCAGCTCATCGTGAAGGCTTACGCCGATGCATACAAACAGCGCGCTAAGCTTGCACGCCAGCGTCAGGAGATTGGCGAGTCTAACGACGAGGACTCTGTCGCCCGTCGCAAGGCGATAGGCGAAGAGATGGAGCACCTCACTACGTATATGGATGCTCTCGCGCCACTGAAGGAGGCTTACGACAAAGAGGGCACAGTTCCAGATCGAGAGACGTTCGAGAACATCGCAGGCTCTATCGAGCAGCCAAAGATTGACGATGATGCAGACGCAGAGACCGACTACAAGACGATGGATACCGAGAAACTACGCACACGCCGCAAGTCGCTCACCGACCAGATTACGCGCAAAGAGAATCAGCTTCTTTATCAGTCGAACTCTAAGCAGGCTGCTGAGAACCCGATGCCAGAGTCGCCTAAACGCGTGAAGCTGCTCAAGCAGATCGAGAACCTCAAGGCCGAGCGCTCTAAAATAGAGTACGAACTCGCATCGAGATAGCCTATGATTCTCGATCCTCAGACTATTGCCATTCCACAACGGAGCGATGACCCACAAGAGGATCATCGCTCTCTTGTTAATGTGCTCGACCGCTCCACCTCTGACATCGAGGTTGTAGCCGACGTTCTCGAACGCCCTTCGCAGCTTGGCACCATTGCCAACGGGCGCGACAAGCATTTCTACAGCAACGGCGCTTTCAATCTCATACAGCTCATGCTGTACGTGCTTCGACAGACCGGGCCTGCTCACGTTTTCTTGTCGACATACTCTATAGCCGAGGACTCGATATCTACGCTACGTCGCTACGTTGACAACGGCACGATACTATCGATACGTTTTCTAATCGACAACCGCGTACGCTCGATATCACCTAAACCCTTCGCTCATCTCATTCAGTCGTTTCCGGACTCATACCGCTGCATATCGCTGCACGCTAAGGTAGCTCTCATCAGCAATGCCGACTGGCACGTCAGCATCGTCGGCTCGCAGAACGCTACGCACAACCCGAAGCTCGAGCGAGGCATCATTCACACGTCAGAGGATATCTGGCGATTCGATAATAAAATAATGTATGAAGAATTTGACAGAGGAGCAAAGTAAAGCTCTTGAGGATATGGCTTACTGCCTCATACCACTATCACTCATCGCTATCAACCTCGAGATGGAGCTGCACGAGCTTAAAGATATGCTCAACGAGCCGTCGGCAGCACGCACTGCTTACTATCGAGGCTACATCCGTCAGAAGATGGAGGTGCAGCGCTCCATAATTAAGGCTGCACAAAACGGCAGCAATCCTGCTCTTGAGCAGCTGCTGCGCATGCTCAACGACATTTCAAATCAACTAAAATATGGTTAGAGAATACAAGTCTATCGCTAAACTCACACACGATGAGATAGAAGCCCATATCGTCGATCCGGAGAACAACCCTTTGCCTGAGCGATGCAAGGAGCAGTTCGGCAGGGTGCTGTCGGCAGCAAGACTGCTTGACGACTACCCCGACGACAACCATGTCATCAGACTCATGCGAGCGAAATACGATGTGTCGTCTTCGACGGTAAGGCGCGACATTGCCCTGGCACGTCAGCTCTACAAGTCGCGACACACATTCGACTGGGATTTCTGGCAGGCATGGATGATTAAGGACCAACTCGAACTCATACACGAGTGCAAGCTGAGCGGCGACCTGAAGGAGTGGAATAAGGCGAAGCTCGTGCTGCACAAAATCATCGGCGACAAGCCTCTTTGTGAGGAAGACCCGCGACGTATGCAGGCGAACCAGTTCTTTATACAGATCGTCAACAACAACGGCGAGCAGCGCAGCATGCCGCTCGGCGACGTGCGTGCTCTCAACGACCAGGAGAAGAAAGAACTTATTGACAACCTTTATCAGCCTATCGACGATGCGCAGGCTGAAGAAATCATGCAGACATGACAACACCACATCAGGACTACTGGCAAGAGGATATTCACGTCAACCGCGCGCAGTACGCGTATCTCATGCTGCAGGCCAAGAACAAGTACGCTATCATGTCGCGCGGTACGGGCAAGTCGTTCATCGTCGGCGCAGAGGTCGACGAGAACGTGCGCATCATGCCGCGCGGCATCACTACCATTGCGCAGGCTACCATCGGCCAGGCGCTCACCAAGACGCTGCCGTCTACGTTCAAGATGCTCGAGATGCTGGGCTACAAGCCTTACGACTACGAGACGCACACCGGCGACTACGTAGTCTGCAAGCGGCCTCCGGAATCGTTTATCCGGCCGTACGAGCACATTATGCAGTTCGATCATGTTATTTCGTTTAGCAACGGCCACTGTCTGTATGTCCTCACGCAGGAGGGCAGCAGCCGCGGTCCTAACGCCGACTTCAACATCACCGACGAGGCGCTGACTATCAACAAGGAGAAGTTCGACCAGGAGGTGGCGCCGACAAACCGCGGCAACGAGTGCATCTTCGGCAAGCACGCCGAGCATCCTATCGTCAAGCATCACGGCAACGCCTTTCTCTCTTCTATGCCTTACACCTCGCAGCAGAAGTGGCTGCTCAGTCCGGCTGAATACTACGAGAAGGAGCGAGGCATTCCGCTCTTTCAGCGCTGGAACCGCTTAGTGCAGGTGCAGATGCAAATGATCGAAGCGTATATAGCCAACGACAAGTCTCTGTTTCGCGATCTGTGGAACGAGACCGTGCGCATGCGGCGAGAGCTCACGCCGTTTGTTTCAAAAGACTCCACACTCTTCATACTTGGCTCGGTGTTCGACAACATCGAGAATCTGGGCATGTCGTACATCGTCAACCAGTACCGCGTAATGGATAAGCTCTCATTCATGGTCGAGATACTCAACTTCGTGCTCGACAAGGTGGACCACTGCTACTATAAGCTCGACGATCGTCATCTCTACTACAACGCCACAAACGACAGTTACCTGCGCGACTTCGCTGAGAACAACGACTACAACTGGCAGGATCTCGCGCAGGTGCAGGACTCGCGTGCCGACATCGACTGCGACCCGACGCAGCCGCTTGAGATAAGCACCGACTGGGGCTCTGCCGCTTCTTTCCTCTCGGTTGGTCAGGAGCGCTCGTTCGACTTCTCGGCTAAGCTGGTGTCGCAGACACCCATCGACTGCACCATCAACGAGTTCTACGTTAAGCGTGACGATGAGACCGACACCGAGGTCAACGCCCTCGCCGACAAGTTCCTCGTCTATTACGCCTGCAAGCGCGTCACCCTATACCGCGACCGCTATGGCGATGCCAAGCGTGCCAACTCAAAGAAGTCGTACAACGAATTGTTCGTCGAACGACTGCAGAGGTTCGGTTGGGAGGTTGAGCAGCGCGTGCATCCAGGCATGGAGCCGCCGCAGCACGAGAAATTCCTACTGTGGACATACATTCTCTCCGAGACCGACGCACGCTTTCCTCGCGTGCGCTTCAACGCAACGCGATGCAGACATACGCTTATATCTATGCAGAACACGCGTGTCATCGAGGACTCGCAAGGTCGCTTCGCAAAAGACAAAAGCTCGGAGCGCAAGCAGTCTATATTGCCCGAGGACGCTACTCACTTCGGCGACTGCGTGGACAAGCGCATCTGGACTAAATACTACACAAGGCTGCGAGGACTTAACTCTACGTTCGTCGATGGTCGCGTCTGACTTCTTGTCGCTCTTTTTATCGCTCTTTTGACTGCGTGCTTTCCATTTAGGACTGCGCGCGGTCTTTTTTTTGCTCCTCGGGCGGCTGTCGGTTGGGCGGTGGGGCGTCATATATCAACTGAAAAGCGACTAATCGGGCGCTCGCCGCGGTAGGGCGCGGCTGGCTACGTTGTCACGTAGGAGCGGACTTTTTTAAAAAGTCCACGCGAAAACCTCGTAAATACGTAGTCCTTAACTTATTTTAATGAAAAAATTTCGCCCCGAAAATCGGCGTTTTCTCCTTATAGCAAAGCTAAGAAAACGCCGATTTTCGGGGATTTTGGTATGTGCGCCGTTTATGTCGCACATGGTGGTTGTTTGACGTCTTCTGTCGCAGCCGAGAGCCTTTTTTATATGGTATTGCGCATCAGCTCGATATTCGTTTTTTACTCCGCGAAGTTACGACGGACGGCTATCGGTCAAGTATCGCTACGCTAAATATTCTGAATTTTTATGGCAGCCTTCCGAGTTTATCCTTCCTACGGATACCTCCCTAAACTTGGTTTTCCATAAAAATTCCGATTCTTTTCCTTGCTCTTTCGCCTTGCTTCCGTCGTTTTGTTGCGGTGTAAAAAGCGAAATTCGACCCGACGTGAATAAAAAAAACTCTCAAACGGGCTACAGATGAGATGTGTAAAAAGCTCTCTTCTCGCCTCTGAGAATAATTTTAAGGAGGACAAAAAATGAAAACAGCCAGTTTCTACAGCTATTTGCCAAAGCGTTACACCACCGACAACGTGCAGACCGAGCGCATCAGACGCTTTATTTATTCGTTCAAGCGTGGCGACCGCCATGCGGTAGACTTCGCCATAAACATCGTAAGCGAGTGTCTTAACAAGTGGTATGGCGCAAGCAATCAAGACTATGTACTCGTGTGCGTTCCGGCGGCTACAAGCGCGAAGTATAACCGCCGCTTTAAGCGTTTCGCCGAGGAGGTAAGCAAGCGCACCGGCATACAGAACGGCACGGCACACGTGATTATCTTCGGCATGCGCGAAGCGAAGCACAACAACGCCGCGCACATCGTCAGCGAGTCGTATGGCTACTACGTGAGCACCGACCCCGACTTCTTCGCAGGCAAGAACGTGATACTCTTCGACGACCTCATTACTACAGGAGCCACGGCGGAGGAGTTCGCCGCCGAACTCGCAGCGGTAGACGCTAACGTCATCGGCGGCTTGTTTCTCGCACGCACCAAACTCATGAATAACCATTAAAGCTAAACAATATGAATAATTTTTCAGAACTCGTTCGCGAAGAACGCCCCGACTACAAAGTATATAACAGCGGTTTCGACTCGCTCAACATCGTTGAACTCATAAGCCTAATAATAGGGCAGGGCAAAAGCACGCGCGCAGCCATGCAGCAGGCTCGCCAGATAGTGAACATTTGCGGCGGCAGCCTACGCGACATCGCCACCCGACGCGCCGAAGAGCTACAAGTAGTGCAGGGCGTAGACCCCAAGAAAGCAATGACGCTGCAAGCGGCGTTCGAACTCGCTAAGCGCATCGAGCGCGAAGCAGCAGCCGACCGCCCGAGCTTCAGAACCGCCGAAGACGTTTGGCGATACTTCCGCCCGATTGTGGGCACGGCAGACCACGAGGAAGCGCACGTGCTGCTCATGAACAATAATTTCAAACTGATTAAAGCCGTGAAGTTATCAAGCGGCGGACTCACCGAGACAGCCGTAGACGTGCGCGTCATATTGCGCGAAGCACTCGTCAACAACGCCACCACGCTCACCCTGATACACAACCATCCCAGCGGCAACCCATGCCCGAGCCGCGACGACGACCGCATCACGGCAACGCTAAAGCAGGCGTGCTCTACAATGCGGCTCTATCTGATAGACCATGTCGTCGTGACGGATAGCACATACTACAGCTATTCGGAGGAGGGCAAGCTATAGACCGCATCGCACCGACCTCACGCATCGAGGTCGGTGTGGTCGCAACCATTTTGTTGAGCTCAACAAAATGGTTGCTTCTCTTCCCGCCCACCGCCCTTCCG